GATGACCGCGGGACTTGAGCAACGGATCGATAAGACTTTCGGGGGGCTGTTCGCTCTTGGATCGGTTCCGAGAGAGATAATGGTTTGCACGGTTCGCCGAAAGGACTGTCTCACGGAGCGGTATCTCGACCGAAAGAAGCATCCCGACTGGGACGGGCGTTTGTATCCGAGCGTGATCCGGATGCCTGACCGCATGGACCTTTGGGAGCAATACCGGGCGATCCTGCACACGGGGGAGACTCCCGAAGTCGGCAAGGCGGCGGGTCAGCGGTTTTACCTTGAGAATCAAGCGGTCATGGATGCCGGGGCGAAGGTGGCATGGGAACGCGACAAGCAAGAAAGCGAGATCACAGCACTCCAATCCCTGATGACGGTCTGGGCACTCGATAACGAATACTTCCGCTGCGAAATCCAACAAGAGGGTATCGCGGCGGCAAACACGAGCGGAATCAAACTGGACGCACAGACTCTGCTCGGTCGGCTGTCTCGGGTGAATCGCGGAGACATTCCACCAGGAGCGAGCTACACGACGGCGTTCATCGACTCTTCCGACCAAGTTCTCTGGTGGATGGTCTGCTCGTGGGCTAAGGATTTCTCTGGCTGGATCGTGGATTACGGCACATGGCCGCATCAGGGCCGTGAGGTGTTTTACAAGTCCGACTTGGTACACAAGATCAGCGGTCTGATTCCGGGGGCTTCGTGGGAAGAGTGTTTCGTCTTGGCTCATCAGCAACTTGAGGCGGGACTTCTCACTAAGTGGCCGGGCATCGACCTGATTCTCAAGGACTGGGCCGACGGCCAGCACAAGCCGCGAATTGAATCGCAAATCATGCAGTCCGCAGACCGGCACCGGATTCGGCCTTACAAGGGGGCGTACGTCAAGCCGGGTCGAAAGCCGGTACACGAATGGGGCGATCAGTACAAGGACCGCAACACGCGTTCCCAGTGGGTTGAGAGGCGATCCGAAACTCCGGTCCACGTCCAAGCCAATGCCAACGTCTGGCGGTCACACGTCGCACGCCGGTTGCTCACAACGGCGGGGGCACCGTCATCGCTGTTGCTTCCGGGAACTGCTGAGATCGAGAACCGGCTACTGGTCGAACATCTCACGAGCGAACAGCCGAAGGAGATCGCCTACGACGGAACGCCGGGCGTTGCGTGGGAGATGATCCCCGGACGAGACAATGACTGGTGGGACTGTCTCGTAGGGAATTCCGTCGCCGCCTCAATGCTGGGCTGCACACTCACCGGCGAGCAACCGGCCAAGCCACGAAAGTCATTCCATGGGGGGCAGCGGAGTGGCCGATAAAGTCTTCAACGGCGGTCAGGGTATTCTCTGCCCGAAATGCGGGGCGAGTCTCAATCGAGTGTCTCACACTCGGACTGGGCCGGGGTTTATTCATCGCGAGAGACACTGCCCGAATCCGGAATGCCGCTACGTTCACCGGACATCGGAGCGGATCATTCGGACCGAAGAAAAGCGGACGTTTTCCGATCCGTGCTGATCTTTGTCGTTCCCGTTCGTTCCCGATGACGCCCGTTCATTCCCGGATTAAGTAGGCGGTAAGTAGGCATTATCTGTAACCCGTTACCAATATGGCACTAATGCCAAGCCGCGATTGAGTGTTTCCCGAAATCGGGCAAACTCGCGGGCATGTCAGACCTTTCCGACAAGATCGCGATTGACGCGGAGAAGGCGGCCACCGTCACGAATGACGGCGTGACCGTTGGGCGTCGGTCTTTGTCTGACCAGATTCTGGCGGATAAGTACCTGCGATCCGTGGCCGTGGCGGACGCTACCGACCCGCTCGCCGCGTTCTGGTCTCGGCAGTCCAGGTGTGTTCCTCCGGGGGGGCACTGATGGCACGCCGTAAAAAGTCGCGACCAGTCAAGAGTCCGCCGACGGTGCGGGCCAAGTTCGATGTTGCTCAGACGACCAGTGAGAACCGCAATCACTGGGTGAATGCGGATAACCTTTCGGCGCGGGCGGCACTTTCTCCCGCAGTTCGGCGAGTTGTTCGGGCACGCTCACGCTATGAGGCCGAGAACAACTCCTGGTACGCGGGCATTCTGAATACCGCCGCCAATCATGTCATCGGCAATGGCCCTCGGCTGGCAGTTTCGACGGCCAACACCGAGGGCAACGCTCGGCTTGAAAGGGCGTGGCGACAATGGGCGAGGCGTGTCGATCTTGCCGACCAACTGCGGATTATGTTCGTGAGCTACTGGAAGGACGGCGAGGTGTTTGCCTTGCGGTCATACAACGCTCGCAACGGCGTACCGACCGACCTGAAGACACTCGAAGCGGACCAGATTACTACGCCGTTTATCGGTTCGGCTCTCGCGGATCGTTTCACCGATGACGGGATTCGATTCGATGCTGACACGAATGAACTCCAGTTCTACATCCTGCGGAGCCATCCTGGCGGAGTGGCATCAGTCGCCGCAACGGAAGGCGAATGGGTCAGATCGGATCGGGTACTCCACCTATTCCGGGCCGAGCGACCGGGCCAAGTGCATGGGATTCCTCGTGTAACGCCGTCACTTCAGCAACTGCCGATCATGCGTCGGCAGGAACTGGCCACGCTCTATAGCTCGGAAAACGTCGCCAACTTCAGCATGTACCTGAAGACGAATGTCCCCGTCTCGGCAGCGGAAAGTGCAGAGTCATTCGCCGAACGCGAAATGGCTCGCAACATGCTCACCACGCTCCCGGAAGGCTGGGAGATCGGCCAGATTGAGCCGAAGCAACCGGGGCCGCAATATGAGATGTTCCAGCGGCAATGCCTGATGAGTTTCGGGCGATGCACGAACATGCCTTACGCGTTGCTTGCGGGCACTGGTAAGGACAGCAATTTCAGCAGCATGAAGGGCGACATCCGGCAACTCTGGGAGCCGGAAGTAGTCGTAGAGCAGAACCGCCTTGAGGTCATGATCGTTGACCGGCTGTTCCAATGGTTTCTCGAAGATTGCGTCTATCACGCGGCTGACGTTCTCGCGGGGATGCCGCCAATCGGTGACATCGACTATTCATGGACATGGCCACCGGTTCCCGACGTTGATCCCATCGACACGGCGAATGCGGCGGTGCTGCGGATCACGAACGGCATCAGCTCTCCGAGTCGCGAACTGGCTCGGATGAACGTCGATTACGAAACCCTCGCGGCACGGTCGGCAGCAGACTTCGGCGTTGATTCATCAACATGGAAACGGGCACTGTTCGCGAAGCATTTCGAGGCACCGGCAGCGGGGACCGTCAGCGTATCGACCGGAGATTCCGCCGCATCTTCAGTTGCGGACACGGCAATGAACGGGGCACAGGTCACGAGCATTGTTGAGATTATTTCGCAGGTCGCAGCGGGAGTTATCCCCAAGGCGACAGCGATGGCGTTGATTCGGTCAGCATTCCCTGCGGTTCCCGTGGCGAACGTCAGTGATATGCTCGCACCGTTCACAGAAACAACTCCCGCACAACATCAAGCCGCCGCAGCATTGCCGCAAGGCGAATACACGGAACTTGGTCAGCGGGCGTTCTCGAACAACCAGAAGAGAATCAGCAAGACTCTTGCTCAGTACGCTTCTGGTGAGGTTAATCGCACGCTCGCAGAGACAACCCTCGAATCTATCGGCATGGCACCAGACCGCATTCAACGGCTGTTGGACGATGCCGAAGATGGGACCGTCGATGAGCAGATCGAGGAGGTGACGGCATGAAAAAGCCGCTATTCCTCAATGCTCCGATCAGCCTGAAAGCTGCTGCCGGAAAGCCGCGACGGTTCTCGATTCTGGCCTACTCCGGCGGGAAGTTGCCGGTTGATGGGTTCCCAGTGCCAGTGGTCGTTGATCTTGCTGGACTCGAAGCCAGCGGATCAGTGCCGATCATCCTCGACCATGAGGCGACCACGGCGAACACGTTGGGCGGCACGGATTCAATCGTCAATGACGGTCGCTCGCTCATTCTGTCCGGTCCAGTGACTGGCACGAGTCAGCAGGTCCGGCAAGTCATCGAACAAGCAGACGGCGGCCAACAATGGCAAGCCAGCATCGGGGCCATGGTCCTCGAAGCAATCGAAATCGCGGCAGGTGAATCGGTGGCAGTAAACGGCCAGCAATTTACCGGACCGGTGATAGTGGCACGGCGGGCGGTCCTCCGTGAAACGTCCGTCCTCCCGATGGGAGCAGACGCGACAACTTCGGTAAATCTCGCGGCACGAGCGGCGAGACTTTTGAAAGGATCGGCTGTGCCAACTTTTGAAGAATGGGCAGCGGCGAAGGGCTTCGATGTGGCGACTCTCACGCCGGATCAGCTCGCAGTCATCACCATGGCCTATGAGGCCGAACAGACGGCACCGGTTGAAGCGGCACCGGCCACGCCTGCACCTGCTCCAGTGGCTCCGGCCCCTGCTGCGGTTGTCGCCGCCGGAGCAAAGCCAATGGACATTACCGCCCATCTGAACCGTATGAACGAAGAGGCTTCGGCCAATCTCATGCGGCACAACACGATCATGGTTAAGGCGTCGGGCCATCCGATGATCGCTGCTAAGGCGATCAAGGAAAACTGGTCTGCCGACAAGGTCGAATTGGAGGTCATGAAGGCCAGCCAGATTCAGGCCACTGGGGCACGCGTCACCAGTTTCAAGACCGGGAACAACGCAATTGCCAGCGAGCAAATGCCGCTGGTTCTCGAAGCCGCTCTGTGCGTTAGTCGCGGTCAGAAGTCGGTCGAAAAGGACTTCAAGCCGGAGATTCTGGAAGCCGCTCACGCTCTCTATCGTGGCCGGATCGGCATTCAGCAAGTGTTGCTGCAAGCCGCTGCCGAAAACGGGATGCACGTTGCACCGGGCGAGCGGATCAACACGGGCAATCTGCGTGAAGTCATGCGGGCGTCATGCATGGTTCGGGCTGGTCACTTCTCGACCGCTTCCACGCCGGGCATTCTGTCCAACGTCGCGAACAAGGAACTCCGCAACGGGTTCGAGGAAGAAGAGAACGTCTGGCGTGAGATCGCGGCTATCAAGTCAGTCAGCGACTTCAAGACGGTCACGAGCTATCGCCTGCTCGACAACATGGAGTACGAGCAACTCGGAGCCACCGGGCACATCGCTCACGGGGCCATCGGCGAGGAGAGCTATACTCGTTCGGCCAAGACCTACGCGAAGATGTTCGCTCTCACTCGTGAGATGATCATCAATGATGACCTTGGTGCGTTCGATGACATCCGAACTCGCCTCGGTCGTGGTGCTGCTCGCAAGTTGAACCGCGTCGTGTGGACCACGTTCCTGAGCAACGCGGGCACGTTCTGGACGACAGCACGAACCAACTACATCGAAGGGGCCACGACCAATCTTGGCCTTGACGGTGTCGGTCTCGGTCTCGGTGTCACCGCGTTCCGCAAGCGGACGTCGCCGCTCATCACCGGCCAGCCAGAGACGTCGCGAATGCGGCTGGGTGGCAGTCCGACGAAGTTGCTGGTGCCGCCTGAGTTGGAGCACATCGCCAACACGCTTTATGCCGCGTCGAACATCAACGCGGTCAAGGCGAGCGATGCGAATATCCACGTCAACAAGTACCGGCCGATCGTGGCTCCCGAGCTGTCGGACTCGTCCTTCTCGGGCTACTCCGCGACGGCATGGTACCTGTTTAACGACATGATGGCTCCGGTTGACGTGTCATTCCTGAACGGACAGCAGACCCCGACTATCGATTCGGCTGACGCGGACTTCGATCAGCTTGGCATCCAGTTCCGTGGCTACCACGACTTCGGGGCCGATCAGTCGGAATACCTCGCGGGCGTCAAGTCCAAGGGTGCCTCATAAGCGGACTGAGTCTTGCGGGACGGAGTGTTTCCGTCCCGCCTCTTCTCGCAAATTCTCTGGAGAATTCCAATGGCTCAGACGCCAGCCAGCCATCACAAGGGTGATGACTACATCGATTACACTCCCGGTTCGGCAGTCACGGCGGGGGCCGTGGTGGTTGTCGGTCCGATTGTCGGCATCGCCGATAACGACATCGCCGCCAGCACTCTCGGGGCGTTGTCCATCGAAGGTGTGAAGCGGGTTCCGAAGACGACCGCCGCATGGACGGTCGGTCTACCGGTTCACTGGGACGCCACTGGCACGCCTGACTCTGGTGATGCCAGTTCCGGGGCCGCGAATCAACTTGGAGTCGGGGTCTACATGGGACTCGCGACTGCTGCCGCTGGATCGGGTGACGACTTCGGATACGTGTTGCTGAATGCAAACGCGAATCTGCTCGCAGTTGCCGCGATCACAGCCGCAGGAACGACCGCCGCCGATGCTGCTCAGCTCTCACAAGGGTTGAACGTCGTCACCGGTGCGGACGGAACCAAGGGCGTAATTCTGCCGGTCGCAGTGCCAGGGCTTGTGGTCCACGTCAAGGGGGTCACGGCAGGCGTTCTTAAGGTCTACCCAAAGACCAGTTCGACGATCAACGCACTGTCGGCGAGTGCCGCGATGAGCTTGGCATCGGGAGCAATCCCTGCCACGTTCATCGCCAGTTCCGCGACGCAGTGGTACACGTTCCCACTTCTGCCGAGCTAACCAATGCCGACTGACTTCGATGCCGATATCTCGGACGCTGTCGACGACCTGCTCACTGAAGCGGGCGGTACGGCAACGTACGTCCGGGGTGCCGAGACTACGACCATGACACTGCGGAAGTCGACACTGATTCCGCAGATCATGGACACGGGGAACGGTTCGGTTATCGAAGTGCGGCCAGTCGACTTTATCGGGAAGACAATCGCATTCCCGTACGCGAATCCGCTGCCTGGTGATCGGATCATCTACGGCGGCGACGCGTTCGAGGTTGTCTCGCCAGTGAGCGAAAAGGCTTACCGAATCATCAGCGGTCCGATGATCCGCATCCACACGCAGAAGGTCGCTAACTGATGGTGACAATCGCACCAAGCACGGAAGCCATGGCCGCGTTGGTCTCACGGATCAACAGCGGGGAGGCTTACGAACTGCCGTGCATTGCCACCTATTCGGAAGAGATCATCGACGGCATTGAGGATATCGAAGGCTTGCGGGTCGATGTGGTCAGCGAATCTGAGACGCAACTCTCGGAGACGTGCGACATTGAAGACCGGACAAGCCACCTGATCCGAATTTGGGTTCGTCGCAAGATGGACACAATAACGCCGGACCAGTCGCAGACCGACCGGACAAAGCTACTGACACGCCAGATTTTCCAACGCGTCAATCAGTGGGATTCCGCCGATTATCGCGTGAAGGTCTGGGAGTGCGAGATGGGCCAGAAAGAGGTGCCTGACAAGACGATGATCCGGACTCGCCGGACGTTCGTGGCGTCGATCCTCTTGCGGGTTGAAGTCGAGGCGTCCTGATGGCTCGCAAAGTTCTCTCGGGTGTCGCAGAGGTCGAAAAGGCAATCAAGCATCTGTCCGACAAGGGGGCAGACGCCGTCGCCAAAGCGGCCATCCGGGGGCAACTGGCAGTCGCGAAGAAAGAGATTCGCAAAGATGCACCAGTCGGACCGACTGGCAATCTTAAGGCGGGCGTAAATTCGCGGCTGGACAACAAGGGCAAACGCGGTTCAGTGCGGGCGAAAGTCGGCTTGAACGTCGGTAAGCAAAAAGGCACACGAACAATTCGCGGGCCGCACGCTCACCTAGTGGCACTCGGCACAAAGACGCGATACCGGCAGACCATCGGCGGCAAGTTTGCCTACATCAAGCATCCGACTCGAGAGCAACTGACGACAGGCCACATGACGGCGAATCCGTTCGTTCGTGACGCGGTCGGACGGTCTCAATCGCAGATGCTCGCAATGGCTCGCAAGCGGGCGGCGAAAGCGTTGGCACGAGCCGAACTGCGGGCGAAGAAGCAACAACGATCCAACTGAAAGGCAGTCGACATGGCGACCAAGTGGAAGGCAAAGGGCTGCTCAGTCCTGATCGACATCAGCAGCGTCTACACGGCAATTCCCTCGCTGGAAGACTTCAGCGTTGATGGGGAAGAGGCAGAGACGTTCGAGGTCAAGACGCTCGATCAGACGCGGTACTGGGAGCGAGTCGGTAACGGCTATTCCGCCCCGCCGTCTATCGCAGTGAACTACTTCTACGACCCGACGAACGCGGTTCACACGCTGATGGAAACACTCAAGGGGACCGGGGCGACGACCAACGTTAAGACGACCTATTCCGACTCGGGACCGCTGTCGGTGATCTACTCTTGCACCGGCTTTGCGGGCACCAAGGGCGGGGCGGCTGGCGACGGCGTCAAGGCGTCTTACACATTCTCGACTAGCGGGGCACCGACCTAATGCGATCAACACTGAACCTCGACTGCGACTGCAATCCGGAGAAGGCTCCAGAATACCTCAAGGCGTCCATTCGCTGGCGAGATGTTCGGGGCGTGATGGTGCCGTACTACCCAAAGGGCACCGCGTTCGAGGGCGATCAGGCCATCTTCCTTTGCCAGACTGGCCAAGCATCGCCAGCGGACGAAGAGACGGCCAAGGCGGTCAACATGCCGCCCGAAGTTGCCAAGGCCGTCGCGTTGAAATACGAGATGGCTGACAAAGGGATTCTTCCAGCTCATCATGACCTTTACGCCGCTGGTGTGATGGTCGGATACAACGATGACGGCACGCTGAAACCCGGTCCGAACTGGGCGGCGTATCAAGAGGCACTCGAAGAAGAGGAGGACGCGTGAGTCTGTTCAAGACAATCAAGGCACGGGCCGCGAAGCCGGTCGAGACTGAAAGCCTCGGCACGGTTTACTTGCGTGACTTGAGCTATGGCGAACTCGACCGAATCAAGCTGCTCAAGGGCACTGAGCATCACGACTTCATCACGCTGGCGTTGATGCTGGCGGATGAAACCGGCCAGCGGTTGATGACTCAACGGGACGGCGAGACTGACGAGCAACTCGCTATCCGGACTCGCAAGGAATGTCCTCCGGAACTGACACCCGCCCATATCGAAGAACTCGCCAAAGCGTTCGCAAGCAACTCCCGCGTTCCGACTCCGGAGCGGCTGGAAAAAAACTAAGGAGGGACGAGGAAGCTCAGTTCGCGATGGAGCTTGCTCGTTCCGTGGGGCGGTTGGACTGGTGGAAGATTCGCGACGAACACACGCCATATCAATGGGCGGTGCAGCAGACCGCTTACCGGCTTGGCATGTTCGGCGAGCGGCGGGCAGACCTTCGATCAGCGGTCAGCACGGCATCGATCAAAGCATCATGGGCCAGCGAGATCACGGAAGAGCAGTTCGCGGAACTTGTCGGCAAACTGGCGAACTACTTCGATGGCGAACGAGATGAGATCGAAGTGGATCACGAGGCACTAGCGAAAGTCAGGGGGCGGCGAGATGGCAATCGGTGACATCGTCGCAAATCTGGCGATCAATTCCGACCCGTGGAAACGCGGGTTAAGTTCAGCAGAATCATCGCTCTCGTCCTTTTCGTCGCTCGTGTCCGGCAAGGTTGTCGGCACGATTGCGGCGTTCGCGGGGGCGGCAGTATCGGTTCACGCTCTCACGTCAAGTTACGAAGAACTGGCGGGAATCGCTGACAAGGCGGCACAAACAGGATTCGGTGCGGACTCGATTCGCACGCTCGGATTCGCGGCGGATATGTCCGGCACGTCAGCCGAGACTCTGGGCAACTCGCTCGGGAAGATGACGCTCAACGCGGCCAAGGCCAAGGATGGCGGCAAGGAAGCGGCGGAGGCATTCGAGGCGGTCGGGCTGTCAGTCGCAGACCTGAAAACGCTTTCGCCGGAACAGCAGTTTTCCCGCATCGCGGACGGCATGCAGTCGATCACAGACCCGGCTGCAAGAGCGGCGGCGGCTGTCGGAATCTTCGGGAAGAGCGGGGCCGAACTTGCTCCATTGCTCGCCCAAGGATCGGCAGGCATTGCAGACCTGATGAGCCAAGCGGACATGCTCGGCATCGGTCTCAGCAATGAGGACATTGAGGCAGCGGCTAAGGCTGATGATGCCTACGTTCGCCTCACGTCGACGATTGGCGGGCTGATCGACCGAGTGGCCGTCTCACTCGCTCCGGCCTTCACGGCTGCCACTAACGCGATTACAGCAGTGATCCCGTCCGTGAATGCGTTCTTCGGTGCGGTCTCAACGGCTGTCGGCGGAACTGCTGACCTCGTGTCTACCGGCATGGGCTTCGCGGTCGAGACAATCGTTACCGGATTTTCAATCGCGGAATACACGGTGTCGAATTTTGGCACGCTAGCAGAGTTCGTTTTCAACGAAGCGTTGCTTGGTGTCGTCAGTTTCGGGGCGAGCGTCGGGCACTTCTTCACGGCGGAATTGCCGGAGTATCTTCGCTGGTTCGTCGACAACTGGCGGGATGTTTTCCAGACGGCATTCGACTTCGGGGCAACCGTCTTTATCAACCTCGGAAGCAACATCAAGAATGCATGGTCCGACATTGTCGACTACATCATGGGTCGGTCGGAAGACTTATCGCTCGCATGGACTCCTCTGATGGAAGGGGCCGTCAACACGATCAAGGAACTGCCCGACATTCCTGACCGGGCTATCGGTCAGCTTGAAGCGAGTCTTGCGAAGAAGTCAAAAGACCTCGGGGAAGCGGTATCGCTCGGGCTTGGGCAGACCATCGAAAAGAATATGGCACTCATCCCGAAACTGAACAAGGCGTTCGAGGGGCCGGTGATTGCGGCGGCTAGTGAGTCCCCCGACACGACAACCGGCGGCAACAGCAAGCCGTCGAAGATGTTCGCAGGTGCGATGGAGATGGGGTCAACGGCAGCATACTCAGCGATTGTTCAGGCGATGGGATCGTCCGGCGACTCGGCACGGCTGGACAAGTCGAACAAGCTGCTCAGTTCGATTGATTCGTCATTGAAGAAGCGGGGTCCGGAAATCGTCCTTGTGGAGACCATCTAAATGGCTGTCAGCAACAAGGGAATCGAATCCGAATCAGTCTCGCAAGACGGCAACGGAATCTTCTCGGCAACGATCACATGGAAACTGGTCGCGAACGCCGGAGAAACCTCATATCTCGTTGGGTCTGATTCGACGCTCCCAGCCATTGGCCGATTGCATCCGGCAATTCCCGATTGCTGGTGTACGAATCTGACATGCACAATGACCGAGCCGAAAACAGGCTTTACGGCGGTCGCATCCTACAGCAGCAAAAAGGAAATCACAGAAGATCCGCTTGCCGAACCGCCGGAAGTCAACTGGGACACCGAGCAATTCCAAGAGCCGGTTGTGATCGACGAGGACGGGGAAGCGGTCCTGAACTCTGCGGGCGATCCGTACGACCCGCCGGTGATGAAGGATGATTCCCGCTGGTATTGCGAGGTTACGGCGAACGTCGATTCAGTCCCCGCATGGGTTCTGACCTATCCCGACGCGGTCAACGAAGAAGCGTTTGTCATCGACGGCATCCCCGTTGAAATCGGGCAGGCGAAGATTCAGAAGCTCAAGATCAGCACTCGCAAGGTGCGGAACGGGACCGGCTATCGAGTGGTGATGTATCACTTGCACTTCCGGGCGGATGGCTGGCACGCGAAGCCGTTGGACGCTGGATTCCGCCGCAAATACAACGCGACGGAACGTGAACTTATCACCATGACGAACGACGCGGGCGAGCAAGAATACCCGGTCGCTCCTGTGCCACTGGACGGCAGCGGCGTTGAGCTACTCGACCCGACGCCAGCGACCGCCGTCTATGGCGATCATCGAATCTACAAGGTCAAGCCGTTCGCCGTCCTTCCCGGCGTGACGACAGTCTAAGGATCAACATGGCCAACGAAATCAGCATCACGCTCGGCATCAGTCGCAAGAACGCGAGCGGCGTTACCGTGCATTCGCTGCCGACTCGGACGCGGACACTCGACCAGACGACAAAGCGTTCCGTTGCCATCACCAAGGCAGTCGGAACGTCAGAAGAGTCTATCGACTTCTCCACGCTCGACATCGCCACCAACGGGCAACTATTGCTCATCAACAGGGACGCGACAAACTACGTCGAATGGGGCACGACGACGACCGACTATCCCGGCAAGATTGAGGCGGGCGGATACGCGGGGCCGTTCCAACTGAACGCAGGCAAAACGCTTTACCTCAAGGCCAACACTGCGTCATGCGACGTGGATATCATCATGTATGCGAGGTGATCCATGACGCGGGAAATGCGATTCGGCGAAGATGCCGGTAACGAGATCATCAAGACCGTCCGCGAGACCAACCGCCGGATGCGAAATGCGGAGCCGTATCGCGGGCGTTGGTTCAATCGTACGCAGCCGAACACAGGGGCCGGTGCTGCGGATTGCTGTTGCTGCCCAGAACCGCACGTCAAAGTCCGGGCGTGCTGCAACTGCCTTCCGCCGATCGCTTGTGTGGTATCTCTCGGAGAGGACGCAGAATCAGACTCTGACGACCTGACAACGCTGCTGGAACTCGATACGCCAACTGCCTGTTATGCCGGGACGGTTCGCTGCCTCAGTGGCACAGAGATTGAGCTATCAGTCTGCGTGCGGACGAACACCACTACCGGGGCTTGTCAATTCTACGTGACTGGTTGCGGTGATCCTCAGTGGATCGATATTCCATGCTCACTGTTCAAGGACATCGACTCAACCACGGAAACCGGCCAGTTTCTCGCAGAAATCACGATCCCTGTCACCTGCACAAATTGCACGGAGTCGCTGAAGATGCGATTTCCTCGGCTGATTCCATGTGAGGTTTGCTCAACCTGCGACGCGTTGCCGTTCCGATTGTGCGTGACGGTGACTCACTACACGCTCGCCGCAGACCAGTTCGCGGGATCGTTTGAACTGATCTGGGACAAAGACTCCCGCAAGTGGGTTATCGAGGACAGCGTAGCCGCGACGTTCGGTTACGACACGACGACTTGGCTCCACGGGATCGAAGTTTTCCCAGAGCCGAACGGGTGCAAGCTGATCGTCGTCGTCAATAGCGATGAAGTTGTAGACCAGATCGAAGAGTACACCATCGATCCGGAAGAGTGCTGGTCATGGGAGCATGTTTTCGATGTCGCGTTGACTACGCCAATCGGATCGACGCCGGAGGAATGGCGTATCCGTCCGATGATTTGCCAGTCGACTTGCGAGGAGTCCGTGGAGTGCTTTTCGGAGCATCCATGCCTGACCGACACAACAACGCTATACCTGACCGTCGTTCCCGATGCGGAATGTGATCTTGCCGTTACGACAACGGCGGCAACCAACGTGGCGGGCAAGTGGTCATGGGAACTGACCGGCGATCCGGGTTCATCCGCGATCTCCATTGAGTGCCGTCGCGGATACGACAGCGGCGGGATATTTGTGCCGGATGCCGGAGCGGGCTTCATGCTGGTTCTCGTTGAGTCAGGTTGCCAAGCAACCGAGACGGTCTACCTGATTCCGGGGGCTTGTGTCGGCGGCGATTTCGTGGTCGACACTCCGATCAATATCGATTCGTCGCTATGCTGCACTGGCTCCGGATTCCCCGGATTCTCAGTCTCGATTACGTCAGTCGCTCCATGACAGAACCCGACTTCTCATGCAAGTGTGAACGACCTGCAACGGGCACCGCTTTCAAGTGTCCTTACCGTGGCCGAATAATCACGCCGGGGCTGTGGGATCGCTGCGTGGTCCACCAGCAAGCCGAAGCCGGGGCATGTGGCGAACCAGCGAGGAAGCCGCGACAACAGCCGAGCGGGCCGGGCACGACGCTCAAGGCGATCATCGCGGGCTTCGGATCAATGACCGGTCTGGATGGGTGCGGGTGCGGTACGCTCGCCGGACAAATGGACCGAGGCGGGGCGAAGTGGTGTCACGAAAATTACGACACGATCATAACCAAGCTTGTTAAGTCGCGAGCCATGCTTACGGCGGCACTCAGGCAGCGAGGCGGAATCTATTCCACAGCAGGAACATCTATCGATCATCTGCCGGACGCAGCATTGAGAATTGGAGCGGCAGCACTGCTGGATCAGGCGATTGTTGAATCGTCAATCCGTAATCCGCTGACTCTCGAAAACGAGTGACACGGCCAGCGGAGTAGATCGCCGAAACGACCTGCCCGCGATCATACTTGATCCGATAGACCTCATGTCCAGTGGGATCGACGGCAGTCGTGGTGCCGTGCCTCACGCCGTCCGATTGCTCGCTCGTGATCGTCAGCGATCCCTCTTGGGACACGACCGACTCACGGACGGCGTCCCCAGAGCAACCAGCCAGCAACGCCACAAGAATCAACGCACGCATCTCAACCTCACTTTCGCCGCCAATCATACACCTCACCGACAGTCTGTTTTACCGCAACCCGCCAGAAAAATTCCGAAACGCCGTAACGCATTGCCACGCCACACGTTCGGCGTTTTACCGCAAACCGAATTCGGAATCCGGCGGAAAATGTCACAGTTTCCGCTTGACGATGGCCGATACCTCACATAGAATCCTCACATGCAACGC